TCAGCGGGAAAACGCGTTGAACGTCTGGATGGTGTAGGTGTCCTTCACGCCGGGCACGGCCTGGATCTTTTCGACCACGAACAGCCCGATGTCCTGGTCGGCGGCCAGGTAGAACTTGCCCAGCAGGTCGTACTGGCCGGAGGTGGAGTGCATCTCCGACAGCTCCTCGATGCCGTCCGCCATCTCGCGGGCGACGCGATAGGCCTGGCCCATCTCGCACTTGATCTGCACGAAGATCGCTTTCATATTTGCTCAATTCCTTCAATTACTTGCGAGGCTTGGTTTCCCGGTTTCCGCCTGCCCTGGAAACTGCCGAATGCAACTTGACGATGGCTCCGCCCGCCATATGCGCCCGATCCGCCGCGTCGGTGTAGTGCTGCACCATGGCCAGCGTGCGGTGTCCGGTGATGGCGGCGATTTCGTGCGGCGTGCAGCCCGCTTCGGCCAGGCGCCGGCTCGCCGCCTTCCGCAGCCCATGCACGTTCAGCCCCGGCATCCCGAGCTTGGCGAGCTGCGCGCCCATCTCGCGCGACAGGTGCGTATCCGTCCAGGGCTTGCCGCGCGGCGACAGCAGGATGGTTCCCACCCGCCCTTGCCGCCACGCCGCCAGTTCGGCGGCCAGCACCGGATGCAGCGGCACCAGCACTTCGGCGCCCGTCTTGCCCTGCACGATGGCGATGCGCCCGTCCCGCACCTGTTGCCACGCCATGCGCGCCAGGTCCCCGCGCCGCTGGCCGGTATGCAGCCCCAGCACCACCACGCGCCGGAACGCCTCGGGCAGCTTGTCCAGCGCCAGCGCGATGGCATCCTCTCCCCAGTCAGGCAGCCTGCCCTTGGCGAGCGCCTTGATGCGCTGCGCCGGGCTGTGCTCGATCAACCCGCGATCCAGCGCCCAGCCGAACAGCGCGCCCGTGATGCGCCCGAAGGCGGTTGCCGCGCCCGGCCCGCCCGTGCGCCGTCCGCTGGGCAGGATGCGCGGCGAGGCCAGCGCGTCGCGCATCGCCATGATGTGCCGCCGGGTGACCTCTCGCACGGGGAAGCGCGCCCATTCGGGTTCCTCCCACGGCCGGAGGTAGATGGCGTACTGCGCCCTGGTGGACGGCGCGAGGGCGGCGTACTCCGGCCCGCCCTTGAAGGCGGCGAGCAAGGCGGCGACGCTGCCCGTGTCAGGGCGTTCGGGCTGCGCCGGCCCGCGCGTGTAGCGGTACTCGCGCATCGTGCCGTCCGCGAGGCGCTTGCGAACGACCTTCACCCCTGATCCTGGCCGCGACGGCATCTGCGATTTCGTCTCCGCTCCGGGGCATGGTGCCCCCCAGCATGGCCGCGTCAAGCGCCTCGCGGTCCCACCGCTGCATCCCTAGGACGGAAAGGGGAGGGGGCAGCACGCCCGCCTTCACGCGCCGCCGGAACGTCATGGCGCTGATGGACAGGTAAGCCGCCGCGGCGTCTAGCCGCATCCAGCGCGCATCACGCATCGGCCACCCTCCTGCACCGCAGGCTGAACCCGTGCCCGAACCACTCGACCACCAGCACCTGCCAGCGGTGGCGCGCGTCCAGGCCGAACACCCACGCATCCTGTGGCGCGACGTCAGTCCAGCCCATGTAGGGCAGCCATGCAGGCCAGCGGTCACGCATCGCACGCGGCCTCCACGGCCTTGGCCAGTGTGCGCGGCGGGTGCAGATGCTCAGGCAGCGCCCGCAGAAACGCGATGATGGCGCGCGCCGCGTCGGCCCGGTAGCGCCCGGACTGGCACGGCCCCTCGCCGCGGGCGGTGCCGTGGCACCCGCCGGCGGGACAGCAGCGCGCACGCGATGCCGCGTCCAGCGCGGCGCTGATGGGGTTCACGCCCTCCCCGCCAGCACGTCCTGCGCCCGCTTCACCCGCGCGCGCAGGTCCGCATCCATCACCTCGGCCGACACGCGCACGTATTGACGGCACGGCACAATCATCCGTGATGGCAGCGCCCGCCGCGTCCAGCGCGGCGCGGATGGGGTCAGGGGTCATAGCGGCCTCCGCAGGTTCGCCAGCGCGCGCGTCAGGTCCATGCTGGCGCGCTTCATCGCGCCGCTCTCCTTCGGGTGCCTGCCCGGCTCGGCCTTCTCCGCCTTGCGCCATGCCGCCACCCGCTGGAGGAAGCGCCGGGCCTCGCCCTCGGCATCGTCCACGCGATCCATGTAGTCCATCACCCCTCCCCCGCCGCGCGGGCGCGCAGCGCCGCGGCGCAGAGCGCGAGAGCGGGGGTCGAGTGCGTCAGCGGGCGCGTGTCGTTGGGGACGGTGCGCCCCTGCGTTTCCAGGCGGCACCCCCAGGCGTGCCCGCGCTGCCCCAAGTGCTGCACCCACCATCCCTCCGGCACCAGCGTCAGCGCGGCGTCCAGGCTGGCGGTGAAGGTGGGCGCCAGCACGGCGTTCATTGGCTCGCCGCGGTCCTGCCAGCGCCACGGGTGCGTGCGCTTCCACGCCGGCCCGGCCAGCCCGCCCCAATCCAGCGCGACGGCAATGTCGCCATCCAACTCGCGCGACGGCCCCTCTGCCGCCTCGCACCGCGCCGCGAGGTCCATCAGCGCGCTCATGGCTCGCCCCCGGCGGGAGGGGCGGGGAGCGGCATCCAGTGGGTCGGCTCGGCCAGCGGGACTTCTTCGCTATTGCGCCAGTAGCCGCAGCACCACTCGCCGCGCACCACCCGCCCGCGCACGGCCAGCAGCACGGGCGTCCCATCCCTCGGCGCGCTGTCCATCGTGCGCCACCCCTGCGCCAGCACCGCCTCCCCCGCCAGCACCGCCGCAACATCGGGCCGGGCGGCGCAGAGCGCGGTGAGGGCGGCTTCCGCATCAAGACGGCACAAGCAAGGTTCGTCGGCAGGGCATGGCCCGTGGCATGATCCCTCTGCCAGCGCGTCGCGCATTGCCTCCACCAGCGCGGGGTCGTGCGGGGCGCTATTCATCAGAGCCGTCGCCGTAGCCGGAGCCGGAGCCGGAGCCGGAGCCGGAGCCGGAGCCGTCGCCGGAGCCGTCGCCGTAGCCGGAGCCGGAGCCGGAGCCGGAGCCGGAGCCGGAGCCGTAGCCGGAGCCGGAGCCGTCGCCGTAGCCGGAGCCGGAGCCGTCGCCGGAGCCGGAGCCGGAGCCGTAGCCGTAGCCGGAGCCGGAGCCGTCGCCGGAGCGCGCATCAGCCATTGGTGATGCTCTCCTGCGCCGCGTCGGTGCAGGGGATCGTCTCAATCACGCCGGTCAGCGCGATCTCGGGGTTGAGCGCGTCCAGCTTGCTCTTGCTCGCCACGATACCGTGCTGCGCCACGCCGGAGAGCGCGACGCCGCCCGCCGCGTGCCAGCGCCACAGGCGGCGGCTGTCGCGCAGCACGGCCCGGTCGCCGTCCTGGCTCACCAGAACGCCCGCATGGACGCCCGCGCTGTAGCAGCGTAGCAGCACGTAGCGGCCCACGAAGGGGTGCGGTGCGGACGGGGCAGATTGGACTGCGCCGAACAGGCGGGCGATCTCTCGCGCCTGGGCAATGGTGAGGTCGTCGATGTTCATGGTCATTCTCCGGTGCTGGGGTTGAGAGACGCATCGGGCGTCTCCGGGGTGATGAGGGCGAGGATGGCTTCGGCGACCTGTTCGGAGAGGTCCAGCCCTTCGCGGCGCTCCGCCGTCGCGTAGTACGCCGCATTGCGCGCCACCTCCGCCGCCTCGCGCAGCGCGTCGTTGCGGGCGGCGGCGAGCGCGGTGGCGTGCTCGGCGGCATAGGTGTGGACGATCTGCGCCCATGAGGGCCGCGCGATGGTCCCGCGCCGAAGGTTGGCGTGGACGGCGTTTGGATCGCTCAACATGTGCAGCACGTCGCCCAAGGTGTAGCGCGGCGCATAGGGCGCGGCGCTGGTGTCGGGGGCGGTCATGCGTCGTCTCCGGTGCTGGGGTTGAGCGCGGCGCGCATCCGCCGCACGAAGTCCTGGGTGATGCGGGCGCTCTCGCCCGACAGGATCGCGCCGCCATCCAGCAGCGCGTCGAGCGCGTCCGCGCCCAGCGTCACCGCCGCCCGCAGCCGCGCCGCATCGGCCCGCGCCGCGTCCCGCTCGGCCAGCAGGGCGCGCAGGACGGCGGCAACGTCCCGGTGGTAGCCCGTGCTCCGCAGCAGCTTGTCGCGCCGCTCGGCGTCGTCTGGATAGGTCGCCGTCGCCACCGCCGCGCTCATCAGCGTCGAGAGATCGGCGGCCATCTGCGCCAACCGCTCCACCGCCTCCTTGCTGGTGTCAGCCATCACCGGAACTCCCCGCAGGTCGGCGGATTGCGCCGGCCCGCCCGCAGCGCCAGCCACAGCCACAGGGCCGGGAGCGCCACCACCCCGGCGGCAATCAGGATCAGGGTCGCAGCGGTCATGCGGCCCTCCGCTCGCCCGCGGCGAAGCTCTGCCAGAACGGAAGCTCCCCGCCGAACTACTCATGCAGTTCCCGCGCGCCCTTGCCCTTCGCCAGCATGTCGCGCGCCTCGTGCAGGTCCTCGCTGCTGAGGCCGGGATCGGCCTCGTTCAGCTTGGCCTCGCGCTTGGCGGCGTAAGTGGCGGCGCGCTTCTCCTTGCCCGCCAGCGCGGCGACTGGCAGCTCCGCTGGCGGGACGGCCGACTCGCCCGGCTTCTTCGCCGCCCGCATCGCGCGCATCCGCTCGGCCGCAGCGGCGCGTTGCTCCGGCGACCAGGCGCGGCCCGGCTTCTTGGGCTCCGGCGCTGCGGCCTCGGGCGGCGGCTCCGGGGCCGGCGCGCCATCCACCAGCACCAGCGCATCCGCCACCACATCCGCGAGGCCCGCCCCCGCGTGCTCCTCCAACCGGGCGGCGATGCCCTCCAGCACCGACGCCACCAGCGCCGGGTCCCTCGGCTGCGCCAGCGCGCGCACCGCGGCGGCGTAGCCGCGCACGAAGTCCGGCGATCCGTTCCACAGGCCCTCCATCAGGCGTCCTCCCTTGCCACCGCCGCGCGATGGGCGCGCAGCCGGTCCATCAGCAGCCGCACCGCGCCGGCCGGGCGATCCGGGTCCAGCAGCGCCTCCAGCAGCGCCACATGCGCCGCCGCGTGCTCGGCCGCGGCCGTCCACACGTCGCGGTCGATCGGCTCGCAATGGCGCAGGCTGTGCAGCACGCTCATCAGCCGCGCCTGCCACGTCAGCAGCCGCAGCGTCCGCAGCCGGGCATGGCGCACGCGCACCACGCCGCCGCAGGACGCGATGCGCGGGGAGAGGTGTGCCGACATCACGCGCCCTCCCCGCCGGGCAGGGCCACGCCCGCGTTGGCGGCGAGGTCCAGCGCCCAGCGGCGCAGCACGCGCGCCACGTCGTGGCTGCTGACCATGTCCGTCTCGGCATCGGCCGCGCCGGTGGCAGCGTCCGCCGCGGGCGCCACCGTCACCAGCAGCAGCACGGCGTCGCGGAGCTTCTGCATCGTCCAGGCGGCGTCCATGCCGTCCGGGTAGCCGTCGCACTCCATCGCGGCCTGATCCAGCGCGCGGGCGAGGTCGCGCAGCGGGTTGCTGCGGCCGGCGGGGGCGCAGACGCGGCGGCGGGCGGCGAGCGCCAGCGGGTGCGCCGCCGGCAGGACGAGGGGCGCGCCCATCAGCCCCACTCCGCGCCGGAGGCCGCGCCGAGCAGGGCGGCGGCAAGCTGGCGGGCCTTCTCGGGCGACAGGAACGCCGCGGCGCTGGGCATGCCCATGCCGGGGCGCAGCGTCAGGCGCAGCGTGTCGGTGCCCGTGGCGACGGCGATGGAGCCGCCCGCCGGCAGGATGACCGCCACGCCGCCGCGCAGCGCCATCAGGTACTCGCGCTCGGCCGCGCTGGCCGTGCAGGGAGCGGGCATCACGCGGTCTCCTGCTGCGAGGCAGGGGCCGGGAAGATCGCTTCGATCAGCGCGATGGCCGCGCGGTAGGCCCGGCCGTGCTCGTTGTCCGCGTGCTCGGCCTGGACGGCAGCGGCAAATTCCACCAGCGGCGCGGGGCCAAAACAGCCGGTCTGCGCCATCACGCCCTTGTCCGTGGCGCAGGCGGTCAGCATCGCCGCACGCGAGCCGATCGGACCGATGTGCAGCACGGGGAGCGATCCGGCCAGGAAGGCATCGCCGCCAGCCTTGATGCCGATCTTGGCGCCCGCGAGGTTGGCGCGCGCGAGGTTGGCGTCCGCGAGGTAGGTGCGCGCGAGGTAGGCGCCCGCGAGGTAGGCGCCCGCGAGGTTGGCGCGCGCGAGGTTGGCGCGCGCGAGGTTGGCGTCCGCGAGGTTGGCGCGCGCGAGGTTGGCGTCCGCGAGGTTGGCGCCCGCGAGGTTGGCGTCCGCGAGGTAGGCGTCCGCGAGGTTGGCGCCCGCCTTTACCGCCGCCTCGACGCACAGGCGCAGGGAGCCGAACCGGCCCTCGAAGCGCACCGCGCCAGTAAACCGGCACTTGATCTGGAACAGCGGCAATTCCGCTTCCGTGCTGGTGATCGTCTCGCTCATCTGCCCCTCCGTGCCACCCGCCATGGCAGCGGGTGTGGGGGGATAGTAGCCACAGGCTACACGTTAGGGCAAGCGTCTTTGTGCCCGTTGGCTACACTTTTTCAATCGGGCTTGCGGAAGGTGTCCCCAGGCTCCTCGGCGGACTGCTCAAGGATGGTCAGCACGGCCTCGCGCACCTTGTCAGGGACCGTGCGGCTCAACAGCAGCATCCGCTCCTCGGCTTCCGATTCGGCCTTGATGCGACCGCGCGGCCGGTCTCCGTAGATGAGCTGATCCACATCCATGCCGAAATGCCGCGCCATCGCCACAAGCTTGTCTCTCCCCGGCTTTTTGGTGCCAGCCTCATACTGCGCGACCATCGCGCGGGCCACACCAACGCTCACCGCAAGGTCAATTTGGTTCTCTTTTCGTTCCCGGCGCAAGCTCTTTATGCGGCGGGCGATGGCGGCATAGTCGAGATCGGGTTCCATCCCGTCATCATCGAACGCCACATCAGCCCATGAGTGCCCGGAAGCTACAATAGGGCTTGCGCTGGTGTGTAGCCGTGGGCTACCTTTCCGCCCATGAGCGCAGTTGACCGGATGATCGAGCAGCTTGGGGGCGTCGCCGCTACGGCGCGCGCCTTCCGGGTCGCGCATACCAGCGTCCTTAAGTGGAAGCGACGCAAGGAACTTCCTGCGGAGCGCGTCTCTCATGCCGTGGCCCTCACTGGTTTGAAGCCGCAAGACCTGTCGCCGTCCGCAGCCAAGCTCGCCGCCGCCTTCCAGGGCGCTGCCTGATGGCCCGCATCGTGCAGCGCCGCCGCGCCCGTCGCCGGAGATAGCCCATGGCGGGGGGAGTTGATCGCAGCCCGGAAGCAGAAGCCGCGAGGCTCCAGCGCCGTCGTGCGCTGGCCGCGCAGGGGCTGACGTGCAAACAGGCCGCGGCGCGCGAGGGCGTCAAATACATCAGCATGCACAACTACGCCCGTGTGCGCGGCATCCGCTTCGTTTCGGGCGGCAAGCGCGGCCCGAGGCGCATCGAGATTGGCGCGGCCGAAGTCGCGCAGATCGCGGCGATCTACGCCGCCGGGGCGTCGCTGAACGAGACGGCAGAACGCGCGGGCTACAGCGTGCCGACCATCCGCCGGGCCTTCCGCGCCCACGGCGTGCCCATCTGCGCGCGGTTCACCCCGCGCGCGAGGACCTAAGCCATGCCACGGGGGGACAACACGATCCGGGATCAGGTCGCCGCGCTGGCGCTGGCCGGCCGCACGCGCGTCCAGATCGCCACGGCGCTCGGCATCGGCGAGACGCGCGTCAAGGCGGCGATGGAGCGCGCCCGCACGGCCGGGCTGCTGCCCGCCAGCGCGCGCACCGGCAAGCCGATGAAGGCGTGGACCACCAGCGATGACCGCATCGTGGCGCTCGCCATGCGCGGCGGGGCCAACTGCGCCGACGCCGCCCTGCTCGTGGATCGCCCCACGGGCAGCGTCGAGACGCGCGTGCGGGACTTCGGCGGGCGGGCGCTCTACATGGACGAGTTCGCGCCGATCCAGCCGCGCAAGCGCACGCCCGCGCCGCCCGCCGCGCCGGTCAAGCTGGATTGCTGGGGGCATGAGGCCCGCCGCCAGTCGCGCCGCCACATGTCGGATGCCGAGGCGCAGCGCGAGGGCGACGCCATGCGCGCGCGCTTCGAGGCGAGGGCCGCCGGGCGTTTGCCGCGCCCGGCGGGTAGTGCTCAGGTCAGTCAGTCGAGTGTCGCGCCCCATGCCCCGCAGCATGAGGAAGCGCCCCGATGAGTGCCAGCGTGCAGACTGCGCCGAAGGGCGCACCCACCGTCGCCGCCCTGCTGCGCGACGCCTACCCCCGACATGCCGCGAAGCTCGCCGCACGCGCCGCCGGCACCACGCCGGACACCGCGCGCGCCTGGGTCGCCGGCCGCAAGGCGCCGTCCGCCGACGTGATGCTGCGCATGGCCGACGCCTGCGACCGCTTCGCCACCGCACTGGAGAACTTCGTGGATGATCGTCGCGCTCGCCGCATGGCTGGCCCGGATGCTGCGCCGGCTGGAACGCCGGCTGCGGCCAAGGCCCTGACGTGACCCCGGGCGCGCTCATCTTCGCCGGGTGGCCGCTGCTGGCCGTGGCCTGCGGGCTGCTGCTCGGCGCCGTCATCGCCCATGGCCGGGGGCGCGACGAATGAGCGGCGCTTTCGACATCCTGCTGACGCTCCCGCCCACCGGCAACAAGCTATGGACGCCCGTCCGCACCCGCAGCGGCGCCGCCATGGTCAAGCGCGCCGCATCCGCCGACTGGGCCGCCGCCGCCGCCCGCGACGTGGCGCGCCAGGCACCCGTCACCATCGCCGGCCCGTTCCACGCCGCTATCATCCTTCCTGTCACCCGTGCCGATATCGACGGGCGCATCAAGCCCCTGCTCGACGCGCTCCAGGCCGGCGGCGCCATCGCCAACGACCGGCACTGCACCCGCCTCCTCGTGGAACTCGACGCCTCCCGGCAGGGCACGGCGCTCATCCACCTGACCCCCATTCCCCCGCAGCCGCACGCGCCGGCCCGGACCAAGGGACACGCGCGCAAGGAGCCCACTCCGTGACCAACCGCTGCACTCTGGCGCAGCTCCGCGACATGACCCCTGAGCAGGTGGATACCCTGCCCATCGGCCAGCTCGCGGCGCTGCTCGAAGATGCCGCCGACGCCAAGGCGCTGGCCAAGCATCTGGACGACATCCTCCACGCCTCCCTCGTCCGCCGCTACGCCGGGCCCGCCGCGGCCATGCGTCGCGAACAGGGCAAGGACACCGGCCGCGTCACCCTGGCTGAGGACGGCTACGTCATCCGCGCCGACCTACCGAAGAAGGTGGAGTGGGACGACGACAAGCTGGCCGAGGCCGAGGCCACCCTCGCTGCCATGGGCGAGCCGGTGCGCGAGTACATCCGCGTGAAGCGCATCGTCATGGAAGGTGCCTTCGAGAAGTGGCCCACTTCCCTGCGCGCCATCTTCACCCCGGCCCGCACCGTCGGCGCCGGCCGTCCGACCTTCACCGTCGAGCGCGCGAAGAAGGAGGCCGCGTGATGGCCATCTCCCTCGCATCCCTGAAGCGCCGCTCCGACCCCAAGCCGCCCCGCCTGATGTGCTACGGCACCGCCGGCATCGGCAAGACCACGCTCGGCACCGAAGCCCCCGCACCCGTCTTCCTCCAAACGGAAGACAGCGCGGTGGACGTGCCCACCTTCGGGCTGCTGCGCAGCTACGACCAGGTGATGGAGGCCGTCGCCTCCCTTTATGCCGAGCAGCACGACTTCCAGACCGTGGTGCTGGACAGCCTGGACTGGTTGGAGCCGCTGCTGTGGGCGGAAACCTGCCGCCTGAACAGTTGGGCGTCCATCGAGGCGCCCGGCTACGGCAAGGGCTACATCGCCGCCCTCGACCAGTGGCGCGCCCTGCTGGACGGGCTGAACGCGCTGCGCGACGAGCGCGGCATGGGCGTGATCCTGATCGCCCATTGCGAGATCAAGCGCTTCGACAGCCCGGAAACGGAGCCGTACGACCGGTATCAGATCAAACTCCAGCCCCGCGCCTCCGCGCTGGTGCAGGAGCACGTGGACGCGGTGCTGTTCGCCAATTACCGCGTCAGCACGGTGAAGACGGAACTGGGCTTCAACAAGAAGGCGGTGCGCGGCGTCTCCGGCGGCGACCGGCTGCTCCACACCAACGAGCGCCCGGCCTTCCTCGCCAAGAACCGCTTCGCTCTGCCCGACAGCATGCCGCTGTCCTGGCCGGCGCTCGCCGCCGCCATCCCCTTCTATGCCAACCAGGCGGCCCAGCCCGCCGCCGCGGAGTAACCCCCATGGCCGCACTTCCCGAAGCCTTCGACGCCAACGCCGTCGAGCCCTCCCAGCCGCGCGAAATCCTGCCCGCCGGCACCTACGTCGCGCAGATCATCGAAAGCGACGTGCAGCCGGCCAAGTCCGGCAACGGCATGGTGCTGTCCCTCACCTTCGAGGTGCTGGACGGCCCGCACGCCAACCGCAAGCTGTGGAGCAACCTCAACATCCTCCACAGCAACACCACCGCGCAGGAAATCGCCCAGCGCGACTTCTCGGCCATCTGCCACGCCGTCGGCCAGATGCACGTCACCGATACCGAGGCGCTGCACTTCAAGCCCCTCGCCCTCAAGGTCGAGGTGGAGCTGAAGGGGACCAAGGGCTCCAACGGCTACGAGGCCAAGAGCGACCGCAACGTGGTCAAGGGCTACACGCCCGCCGGCCACGCACCGGCCGCTCCCGCCCCACGCGCCGCGCCCCCGGCCGTCCAGCGGACCGCGCCGCCGGTGCAGCAGGCGGCCCCGGCCGCGCGGCCGTCCTCCATGCCGTGGAAGCGCACCGCCTGAGCCAGCCGGCCCCGCGCGCCTCGTTTTCCAGGCCAGACGCGCGGGGCCATCCGCCCCATCCAACAGGACAGAACCCCGCCACCATGGCACCGCTGCCCCAGCCCGTCACTGCGACCGTCGCCGCGATCTACGCGGCCTACGAAGCCGCGGCCGAGACGGGCTTCCGCGACCACCTGGGCGCCTCCCTGATCGGCGGCGAGTGCCCGCGTGCCATCTGGTATTCCTGGCGCTGGGCCACCCGTGCCCGCCACACCGGCCGCCTGCTGCGCCTGTTCGACACCGGCAACCTGGCCGAGGCGCGTTTCGTGGCAGACCTCCGGCGCGTCGGCGTCACCGTCATGGACGTGGACCCCGCCACCGGGCGTCAGTGGAACGTGCGCGACGCTTCGGGCCACTTCGGCGGCTCCATGGACGCCGTGGCCATCGGCTTTCCCGAGGCGCCCAAGGCGTGGCACGTCTGCGAGTTCAAGACGCATTCCGCCAAGTCCTTCGCCGCGCTCAAATCGCAAGGCGTGGAAGCATCCAAGCCGCAGCACTTCGCGCAGATGCAGGTGTACATGCACCTCGCCGACATCCCCCGCGCCTTCTACCTCGCCGTCAACAAGGACACGGACGAGCTGCACGGCGAGCGGGTGCGCCGCGATCCCGAGGTCGGCATGCGCCTGCTGGCCAGGGCCGAGCGCATCATCGCCGCTCCCTCGCCCCCTGAGCGCATCAGCGCCGATCCGGCATGGTGGCAATGCCGCTTCTGCGACCATGCCGAGGCCTGCCACGGCGGCGCTCGCCCCGAGCGGCATTGCCGGTCCTGCCTGCACGCCTCCCCGGCCGCGTACGGCGGGTGGTCCTGCCAGCGTCACCTCCACGCCCTGTCCCGTCGCCAGCAAGGCGAAGGCTGCGCCGCTCACCTCTTCATCCCCGCCCTGGTGCAGGGCGAGCAGGAGGATGCCGGCGAGGATTGGGTGTCCTACCGCCTGCCCGACGGCACGGAATGGCGCGACGGGGTGCCGGCATGATGGAGCTGCGCCCCTACCAGCGGAACGCCATCGACGCGCTGTACGACTACTTCGGCGCCAGCACCGGCAACCCGCTGATCGTCATGCCAACGGGCACCGGCAAGAGCGTGGTGATCGCTGGCTTCGTGCGGGATGCCGTCTGCGCCTATCCCGAGACGCGCATCCTCATGCTCACCCACGTGAAGGAGCTGATCCAGCAGAACTTCATGGCCCTGCTGCGCACCTGGCCCGAAGCGCCGGCCGGCATCTACTCGGCCGGCCTTTCGCGCCGTGACCTGCATTCGCAGATCCTCTTCGCCGGCATCCAGTCCATCCACAAGCGCGCGGGGCAGGTGCAGCGGTGCGACCTGGTGATCGTGGACGAGGCGCACCTCATCAGCCGCACGGATGGCAGCATGTACCGCGCCTTCCTGGCCGACCTCCAGCGCATCAACGGCGGCGCGGTGAAGGTGGTGGGCTTCACCGCCACGCCCTACCGCATGGACAGTGGCCTGCTCCATGAGGGCAAGGACCGCATCTTCACCGACATCGCCTTCCAGCTCCCCATGCTCGACATGGTGGAGCAGGGATACCTCTGCCCCGTGGTGCCCAAGCACACCGCCACGCAGCTCGACGTGGCGGGCGTGGGCACCCGCGGCGGGGAGTTCATCGCCGGCCAGCTCGAAGCGGCGGTGGACCAGGACCACATCACCGAAGCCGCCGTGGGAGAGATCGTGCAACACGGCGCCGAGCGCGGCTCATGGCTGGTGTTCTGCTCCGGCGTGGGCCACGCCCGCCACGTGCGCGACGCCATCCGCCGCCACGGCATCACCGCCGAAACCGTCACGGGGGACACCAACCCCGCCGAGCGCGATCAGTTCCTCGCCGCCTTCAAGGCCGGGCGCATCCGCTGCCTGACCAACGCCAACGTGCTCACCACCGGCTTCGACGCGCCGGGCACCGACCTGATCGCCCTGCTGCGCCCCACCAAGAGCGTGGGCCTCTACGTGCAGATGGTTGGACGCGGCACCCGCTTGGCGCCGGGGAAGGAGGACTGCATCGTGCTGGACTTCGCCGGCAACACCGCCCGCCATGGGCCGGTGGACACGGTGGACGGCCGGCGCAAGGAGAAAGGCGAGGAACCCGGCGAGGCACCGGTCAAGACCTGCCCGGACTGCCAGACCATCAACCACGCCTCGCGCCGCACCTGCATCCAGTGCGGGCACGAGTTCCCGCCGCCCGAGATCAAGATCGGCAAGGTCGCCGCCACCGACGCGCTGCTGTCATCGCAGCTCCGGCCGGAATGGATCGATGTCGAAGGCGTCAGCTACGCCATCCATTCCAAGCCGGGCAAGCCGCCGTCGCTGCGGGTCACCTATCGCTGCGGCATCGCCACCTACTCCGAATGGGTGTGCCTCCAGCATCCGGGCTATGCCCGCGAGAAGGCGGCGAAGTGGTGGGCGCGGCGCAGCGACGTGCCGCCCCCCGTCACCGCCGCCGATGGGCTGGCGCAGTCCTGCACGCTGCGCGCCCCCACGGCCATCTGCATCAGGCCCGTGGGTCAGTACACCGAAATCGTGGCGAGCCGCTTCGCATGAGCACGCACGACCATCCCATCGTCGCCGCCACCACCGCCGCGTTCCCTGGAACGCGCGTCAGCCATCACGGGGGACACGCATTGACCGATCCGAACCCGGCGGAAATCGCCGCCATGAGCATCGCCGGCCAGCGCGGCGGCGAGTACGTGGAAAGCATCGGCGCCACCGACTTCGCCACCTGGACGCCCGACCAGTGGCAGACGTTCATCGAGACGGTCTGCGGCGGCTACGTGGATGCGCTGATGGACATGCAGGCCCTCGCCACGCAGGGTGCCGCCAAGGTGCGGGCGCCATGATGCCTGGCTTCCACGACTACATCGCGCGCCGTGGCGCTCCGGGCCTGGCCGATGCAGCCATCGCGCTGCGCGTGCCGGTCTTCCCCTGCGACGCCGACAAGAAGCCGCTCACCCGCCACGGCTTCAAGGACGCATCCGCCGACCCTGCCATCATCCGCCGCATGTTCGCCGACCCCGCCGCCACCATGATCGGCATGCCCACCGGCGAGGCTTCGGGCGTGGTGGTCGTGGACGTGGACGTGAAGGACGGCGCCCAGGGCGCGGCATGGCTCGACGCCAACACCGCGCGCATGGTGCAGACCCGCACGGTCAAGACGCGCTCCGGCGGCTTGCACCTGTGCTTCCTGTGGCCGGGTGAGAAAGTCCGCAACTCCGCCTCCAAGATCGCGCCCGGCATCGACGTGCGCGGGGATGGCGGATACGTGATCGTGCCGCCCTCGCCGGGCTACGCCATCGCCGACGACGCCCCCCTCGCGCCCATCCCGGATTGGCTGCTTTCCGCCCTGCTGCCCGCGGTCGAGCCCGCGCAGCCTGCCCCGCCCGCCACGCCGGCGCCGCGCACCTCCCATCATGGCGGCACGGCCTACGGGCTGGCGGCGCTGGACGAGGAATGCCACGCCATCCGCACCGCCGGGCAGGGCGCCAAGCACGCCACCCTGAACAAGGCGGCGTTCAGCATCGGCGGGCTGGTGACTGCGGGAGAGCTGGAGCAGGGCACCGCCTACGCCGGCCTTTCGGCCGCGCTGGGCGACATCAGGCACCTGTGCAAGGACTACCCGGCGGCGCTCAAGACGCTGCGCAACGCGTTCAGCGACGGCATGGGCCGGCCGCGCCATGTGCCCGACCGCGTGCCCGAGCCGGTCGAGGAACACCCCGCCGCGCCGTTCCTGGCCAAGCTCGCAGCGCGCGCCAAGGCACCCGTTGCACCCCCCGTCCTTCCCGTGGCGCCCGCTCTGCTGGACGTGCCCGGCGCGCTGCGCCTCTTCGTAGAGCACTGCGACGCCACCGCCATCAGCCCCCAGCCCTTTCTCGCGCTCGCCGCGGGCATCACCATGCTGGGAGCGCTGGCTGGGCGCCGCTACCGCACCACCACCGACCTGCGGACCAACCTCTACGCCATCGGCATTGCCGACAGCGGCGCGGGAAAAGACCATGCCCGCAAGCAGATCAAGCGCGCCTTGTTCGCCGCCGGGCTGGAGCGCTACCTGGGCGGCAGCGATGTGGCGTCTGGCTCCGCGCTGCGCACCGCGCTCCTTCGCCATCCCGCCATGCTATTCCAGATTGACGAGTTCGGGGATTGGCTGGGCGACGTGCTGGGCGAGAAGGCTTCCACCCACCGCCGCCAGATCGCCGCCATGCTCAAGGAACTGTACTCCTCCGCGAACCTTCCCTGGCAAGGCATCGAGTACGCCGACCAGTCCAAGGCAGGCCGCCCGCGCGAGGACATCCATCAGCCGCACGCCTGCCTCTACGGCACTTCCACCCCGGGCCAGTTCTGGAACGCCGTCGCCGGCGCGTCCATGCATGACGGCCTGATGGCGCGGCTGCTGATCTTCGTCTCGCCATGCTCCTACCCCGACGAACGCGAGCCGGGGATTGGCGATCCGGCGCCCGAGCTGCTCGCCGCGCTCCAGGCCATCGCCGACGGTGTGCCGGACCATGGCGGCAACCTGGCCGGGGTGATGATGGCCGGGGCCGAACCCCAGCCCTACACCGTGCCGGAGACGCCGGAGGCTACCTCCGCCCGCCGCGCCATGCGCCAGGACCAGCTCGCGCAGCAACGCAAGGCGGAAGGCACCTACGTGACCGCCATCGCTGGCCGGCTGGCCGAGAATGCCATGAAACTCGCCCTGCTGCGCGCCGTCTGCCGCACGCCGGCCGCCCCGGTGATCGATGCCGGGGACGTGGCATGGGGCCGGGCCCTGGCGCAGCACTGCATCGACACCCTGCTGCGGGAGGCGAAGCACCACGTGGCGGACAGCGATTACGAGCGCCGGGTGAACCGCATGATGGAGGTCATCCGCAAGCACGGCCCCTGCACCGAACGTGAAATCATCCGCCGCTTCCGGCTGGGCGAGCGCGACCGCGCCGAATTGCTGCGCACGCTGGTGACGGCAGGCATGATCGTTGCTACCGCCAGCACACCCGGCGCGAAGGGCGGACGCCCCACCACGATCTACAGCCTCGCCGGGGACGACGAATGACGGAACTGGTTGCGGCAAGCGGTTTCGTCGCGCGCAAACCCGCGGAAAACCTAGTTTTGGCGGTTTTGGCGCGGGTACGTGCGCGCACGAATACCCAGAGGGGGAATATCCAGGAGAGGGACACCCCCGCCAAAACTGACACAACTGACACAACTAATAATATCAATAAGTTAGAGAGAGGTTGTGTCTTTGTGTGGGGAGGTAGTGGCATTCTTCCTGGGATTTCATGCGCGGACATCATTTCAGCGCCCGCCCGCACCAGAGCCCGCACAGGCCGCTCGCACGGGCCGGGTGGCTGAGGGGTGCCGGGGCGGGGGAAAAGCCGCTGGCGGTGCCCAGGAACTCGCGCGCGCGTCCATGCGCCGCTGACACGGGGGAGAGTGGGGGATGCCTGACGATGCCGTCATTCGGCCAGATACGGCGGGGCGCGACCCCGAGACGGGGCGCTTCGGCCCCGGCAACCGCGGCGGTGGCCGCCCCGCGGTGTCCAAGCGCATCCGCGAGATGGCGCAGGCGCTGGGCGACGACGCCGTGCGCGGCCTGCACGAGCTGGCCATCGACCCGGACGTGCCGGCCACCGTCCGCCGCGCCGCGTGGTCGGACCTGCTCGACCGCGGCTTCGGCAAGCCCACGGTGGGCGAGCCGGATGACGACGGCAAGCAGTCCGCCCGCCTGGTGCTGACCTGGGGCGACGGCTCGACCTGATGCAGGTGCCGCTCCCATTCACGCCGCGCGCCTGGCAGCGCCCGCTACTGGACGACGCCTCCGCGCGCATCGTCGCCGTGGTGCACCGCCGCGCCGGCAAGTCCGAGGCCGTGCTGTGGCGCGGGCTGCGCAAGGCCGCCACCTGGCGCCGCCTGCACATGCCCGCCGATCGCCGCAACCTCGCCATGGCGCCGATCCGCATCATCCACGTCCTGCCCTTCGCTGTGCAGTGGGACCGCACCGGCCTGTGGGACCGGCTCGACGCCGCCGCCAGCGCCATCCCGGGCGCCGTGGTCGCCAAGGCCGATCGGCGCGTGGTCCTGCCCGGCGGCGGGGTCTACCAGACCGGCGGCATGGACCGCCCGGAGACGTGGCGCGGCGGCTATGCGGACGAGCTGATCGAGGACGAGGCGGACGACGTCTCGGGGGACAGCCTCGACACCGTGATCGAGCCCATGCTGGCCGACTACGCCGGCACCCGGCTGCGCGTCGGCACGCCCAAGGGCAACGGCCGCCTCAAGGCCGCCTACGACCGCGCCGGCACCGAGCCCGGCCACTCGCGCTACCTGCTGCCCTGGCAGGCCACCGGCGTCCTGTCCGGCGAGGCCATCGCCCGCATGCGCGCCGAGATGACGGCGGAGGAATTCGCGCAGGAGCTCGAATGCTCCTGGGAGCAGCCGAACTCCGGCGCCTACTACGGCAAGCAGATGATGGCCGCCGAGAAGGAGGGCCGCCTCTGCGCCCTGCCGCATGACCCGCGCCTGCCCGTCGTCACCGCCTGGGATCTGGGCGTGGACGACGCCACCGCCATCTGGTTCGCGCAGCCGCTGCACGGCGGCTGGCACGTGGTGGACTACTACGAGGCCAGCGGCGAGGGGGCGGACCACTACGCGCAGGTGGTAAAGGCCAAGCCCTACACCTACGCCGAGCACATCCTGCCGCACGACGCCGAGCAGCGATCCTGGAACGACGCGCGCACCCGGGCGGACGTGCTGCGCTCGCTGGGCGTGGCGCCGGTCCGGGTGGCGCGGCAGGCCCCGGTGGCGGACGGCATCAACGCGGTCCGCATGCTGCTGCCGCGCTGCCGCTTCGACGCGCTGCGCTGCGCCGCCGGCATCAAGGCCCTGTGGTCCTACAAGCGCCAGTGGAACGACCAGGCGGGCACCTGGCGCGCGCAGCCCCTGCACGACTGGGCCTCGCACGGTGCCGACGCCATGCGGACGCTGGCGATGAACCTGCGCGACCTGCCGGACGCCCGGCAGGCGCAGAAGCGGCGCGGGGCGCCGAACGAGTATCGCGTGCTGGACTGGTAGCGGGGGAGAGTGGGGGATGGTGCGAACGAGGGTGCCGGCGGGAGTGCTGGCGCATGTGCAGATGCGGCGCGCCAAGGGCGAGGCGTGGAAGCTGATCCAGCGCGACCTGGCGGCGGCCGGGCTGCCGACGCATGTGACGGCCTACTGGCGGGCGCTGAACGGCGAGCGCGCGCGCGAGCTGGCGCGGCGGCACGTGGCGGCATGGCGGGCGCGTAAGCAATGCCGCGAAACGGGCGAAGCGACGGCGTGAGGGCTACACGTCCCCCCATGGCGCTGCCCCTGCATCCGGCGACGGTCGGCTACGTCCTCGCCAATCTCCGCCCGTGCGACGCGGCGGAGGTCTGGCCCGTCTGCCCGGACGGCACCACGACGCATGGCCTGGCGCAAGGCCTCGCGCTCTCGCCGGTCGGGCGCGTGTTCCTGCACGACGGCATCCCGGCCGCCGCCATCGGCGCCGCCGAATGTCACCCCGGCGCCTGGACGGCCTGGATGGTCGCCACCGATGCGTGGCCCCAGGTGGCTCGCGCCGTGTTCCGCTACGCCCGGGGTCCGATGCGTGCCGACATGATCGGCCGCGGCGCGCACCGTGCGCAGGTGGTCGCCGCCTGTCTCCATCCCGACGCCGCGCGCTTCCTCGCCGGCATCGGCTTCGTGCGCGAGGGCGTGATGCGCGCTCTGGGGCGCGACCGGCAGGACTACGAGGCCTGGGCCTACGTGGTGCCCGCCTGATGTGCAAGCCATCCAGCCCCGGCACCACCATTGGAGCCGCCCTGACGGGCGACAGCACCGCCGATCGGCAGACCAAGATCGCGGCAGAAACCGAGCGCGCCAATGCCGAGGCTGCCGCGCGGATGAACGCCGCCCTGGAAACCACGCGCCAGGCGCAGGCCCGCGCCGATGCCGCCTTGGCCGCAGCGCAGGCCCGGTCCGTCCAGGCCCCGTCCACCGCCGATGCCGACGCCGCCGCCGAAGCCGAGAGGGCGCGCAACGTCAAGGCGCGCGGCCGGGCCTCCACCGTGCTCACCTCCGGGCAGGGCGTGACAGGTGACAGCGGCATGCTCGCCGCACCCGCCGCCCGCGCGCTGCTGGGCTGACGCATGGACGCCCTCGCCAAGACCCTGATCCAGCGCCACGACGCGCTCAAGGCCGATCGCTCCAACTGGGAGCACCAGTGGCAGCAGATCGCCGAGTTCGTGAAGCCGATGCAGGCCGACTTCACCGTGCAGCGCATGCCCGGCGAGCGGCGCGGGCTGGAGGTGTTCGACGCCACCCCCGGCCTCGCGCTCGACAACCTCGCCGCCGGCCTGTGGGGCATGGTCACCAACAGCGCCAACACGTGGTTCAGCCTCGCGCACCCGGACGAGGCGATCAACGAGGACCACGAGGCCCGCGCCTGGATGGACGACGTCCAACAGCGCATGCTCAACCAGTTCAGCGCCAACGGGCAGGTGTTCTACTCGCGTGCGCTGGACCTCTACAGCCAGCTCGCGTGCTTCGGCACGGCCCTGATGTTCGTGGACGAGGCGGAGCCCGGGCGGCTGCGCTTCTCCGTGCGCGCGCTCACCGAATGCGTCATCGCGGAGGATGAGCAGGAGCGGGTGGACAGCGTGTTCCGCCGCTTCCACCTCTCGGCGCGCCAAGCGGTGCAGCGCTGGGGCGACAAGGCCCCGAAGCGCGCGCGCGACATGATGGATCGCACGCCCGACGCCAAGCTCTGCTTCCTGCACGCCGTCTACCCCAACAAGGAGCGCGAGCCCGGCCGACTGGACGGGCGCGGCAAGGCCTTCGCCTCCGTGCATGTCTGCGTGGACAGCGGCGAGCTGGTGCAGGTCGGCGGCTTTGACGAGTTCCCCTACATGGTGCCGCGCTGGTCCACCGCCACGCGCGGCGTCTATGGCGAGAGCCCGGCGCAGCTCGCCCTGTCCGACATCAAGACGCTCAACGTCATGAGCAAGACGTTCCTCATCGCCTCGCAGAAGGCGGCCGATCCGCCGATCCTGGCGGCCGACGAGAACGCCATGTTCCCGGTGCGCCTCACCCCGGGCGGCATCACCTACGGCGCCGTGGATGCCGAGGGCCGGCCGCTGCTGCGCACGCTGGACAGCACGGGCAACTTCGCCCTGACCGACGCCATGCTGGAGCAGAAGCGCATGGCCGTGCGCGAGGCCTTCTACGCCTCCCTGCTGATGATGGTGCAGCGCCCCAACGCCACGGCGACCGAGGTGCTGGCGCGGCAGGAGGAGCAGCTTCGCCTCATGGGCCCGCACCTGGGCCGCATCCAGGCGGAGTTCCTGGATCCGCTGATCGGGCGCGTGTTCAACGTGATGTGGCGCGGGAACCTGCTGCCTCCCCTGCCGCCCGCCCTGGCGCGCAACCCGGTGGTGCAGGCGGAGTACGTCTCGCCGCTGGCGCGCGCGCAGAAGGCCAGCGAGGCGCAGGCGGTGCTGCGGACCGTGGAGGCGGTGGTGCCGATCGCGCAGATCAGGCCGGACGTGGTGCGCAACTTCGACTGGGACCAGGTGGTGCGCGCCATCGCCCGCGGGCACGGCGTGCCGGCCAAGCTGCTCCGCGACCCGCGCGTGGTCGAGGAGGAAGCCGCGGCCGCGCAGGCGCAGGCGGCCGAGCAGCAGCAGCAGGCGCAGATGATGGAGATGGCCAAGGTGGCGCCGGGCGTGGCCAAGGCCGCCGAGACGATGGGCATGCAGGCATGACGGGCGACGACGTGACCGTGGCGTGGCAGGCCGTGCTCCAGCCCGGCGAGCGCAACGCGCAGGCCGTGCTCCAGGACCTCGCCCGGGTCTGCCACGTCGGCGAGACGACGCACGTGCCGGGCGATCCGCACGGCTCCGCGTTCCGCGAGGGCAAGCGGGCGGTGGCGCTCTACATCTTCGGCCGCCTGGGCGTGCCGCTGCATCCAACGGGAGGCTGATCATGGCGACGGTGGCATTCCAGGCCGCACGCATCACGGAGCGCACCATGTCCGTGACTTGGGCGGTGCTCCGGCAGGACGACGACGGTGCGGCCTTCGAGCGCACGGACTTCGCGGATCGGTCCATGCAGGTCTGGGGCGTCTTCGGCGCCGGCGCGACCCTGCTGATCGAGGGCACCAACGACCCGGCGACGGGCAACTGGCAGACGCTGACCGACCCGCAGGGCGTGGCCGTTTCGCTGACGGCGGCGCGGATCGAGCAGGTGCAGGAGGTGACGCGCTACATCCGCCCCCGCGTGGTGGGCGGAGACGGCACCACGGCCTTGACCGTGATCATGCTGGCGAGGGGCTGACCATGGCGGAGATGAGCATCGCGGAAGCGCTGGACGCCCTGCGGCCCATGGTGGCGCAGCGCAAGGCGCTGGACCGCCTGGAGGCCGTGCTGGGCACGGCGCACGCGGCGGAGGCGAGCCTCGCCGCCCTGGCCGGCCGCGTCGAAGCGGCGAAGGCTGAGGCTGAGGCGGTGGACGCCGCCTGCCGATCGGCCATCGCGGCGGATCGCAAGCGCGCGGCTGAGGCCGCGGCACGGGCGCTGGCGGCGGAACGGGACGCGCAGGCGCGGGCCGATGCGGCCGATGCGGCGGAGGCGGCGCGGCTGGCGAAGGCGCGCGCCGCGACCGAGGCGCAGATGGCGGCCGATGATGCCGCCATGGCGGATGCGGCGGCCCGGCGGACGGCGGCGGAAGCGGCTGCGGCGGAGGCGGAGGCGGCCCTGGCGGGTGCGCGCGTCATCCCGGCGACCGACTTCCTGGAGCGGTTCACGCCGGACGAAATCAAGGCGCTGAACGGCGATGCGGTGCTCTACGCCGCGTGCCTGCACGCCATCGCGCAGGGCGCGGTGAACCTCGACAGCGCGCGGCTGGCCGGCATGTTGCAGCGCGCGGTGGCGCTGGGGCTGCTGGGCGAGGCGCGGGCCTTCGAGGTGATGGCCTAGCCGATGGGCTTCCTGCGCCTCCAGGGCGGCGGCTTCCTGCTTCGGCAGGGCGGCGGGCGCTTCATCCTCCAGGCCGCCGCTGCGCTCGGCCTCTCGTGCTTTCCCGTCTTCCGGCGGCGCCGGCGGACCTAACCCCAGGAGCCTTCGATGAGCGACACCACCCCCGCGCCCGCCCCGGCGGAGAACGCGGCCCCGGCCAGCCCGGACACCACCGCACCGCCCGCCGCCGCCCTGTCTTCGACGGACTGGCGCGCCGGCCTGCCGGACGAGCTGAAGGCCGACCCGTCCATCCAGAAGTTCAACGACCCCGCCGCGCTGGCCAAGTCCTACGTCGAGGCGCAGAAGCTCATCGGCCGCAAGGGCGTGATCCTGCCCGGCGAGAACGCCACGCCCGAGGAGCAGGCGCAGTTCCGCGCCGCGCTGGGCGTGCCCGAGAAGGCGGAAGGCTACGACCTCAAGGCGCCCGAGGGCCTGCCGGACGGCGTGTGGGACGACGGTCACGCGCAGGCCTTCGCCGGCAAGGCGCACGAGCTGGGGCTGACGCCCGCGCAGGTGCGCGGCCTGGCCGAATGGCAGGCGCAAGCGATGGCCAAGGTGGGTGAGGCCGCGGCGCTGGAGCCGGACGGCCGCACCTGGCAGGACACACTGAAGGGCGAGTGGGGCGACGGCTTCGACGGCAAGCTGGCGCTGGCGCAGCGCGCGGCCAAGCAGTTCGGCGATGCGCCGGCGCTGGCCGCGATGGAAGCGAAAGCGGGCGGGGCGGCGATGGTGCGGATGTTCGCGCGCATCGGCGCGGCCCTGGGCGAGGACGCGCCGGCCGGGATGAACGCGGGCGGGGCGGGCACGCCGGGCGATGCCAAGGCGCAGGCCAGCGCCATCGTGGCGGACCGCGCCGGGCCCTACTGGAACCCGCTGCACCCGCAGCACCGCGAGACGGTGCAGCAGGTGACGCGCCTGCTGGCCGCCGCCGGGTAGGGCTTGCGGGGCGGGTCAGGGTTCGGGCAGGGTGGCGAGATGCGCGCCATGCTGATCCTGCCCGTCCTGCTGCTGCTCGCCGGGTGCAGCATGACCCTGCCGGTGCGCGGGCAGGTGGCGCAGACCGGCGAGACATTCGAGGGCAGCGCGACGGGCCGTCTCGACGGCGGCGGTGACCTGGTGGTGACCAGCAGCACCGGCGCGCGCTGCACCGGCCAGTTCGTCTACGTGACCGCTCGCCGCGGCGAGGGCACCTTCACCTGCGACGACGGCAGGATCGGCCCCTACACCTTCGTCTCCACCGGCACGCGCGGCACCGGATCGGGCACGCTCAACGGGCAGGTGATGACCTTCACCTTCGGCGGCTGACCCTCCCGGCCTAACCCTCCCGCGTAAGCAATGCCGCCGCGCTGGCCCGGCGCGGGTGCCGGCGCGCATACACTCGCCATGGACGCGAACGCAGCGCGCATCATGGCCCGTGCCGAGTGCCTGAAGGCGGCCATCGCCTTCCGCACGCCCGGCACCACGCCCGGCGCGACGCTGCTGATCGCGGAACAGTTCTGGGACTGGCTCGCCATCCCGGACGCGGACACGCCGGCTCCATGCCCGGCCCCGCTGACGGCGCCCAAAGCGGCGCGCCCGGCCGGGGCTCCCGGCAAGGCAGCGGATCGCGCGGAACCGCGCGGCAATCCCTCCGTCCCCGAAGCCTGATCCGAGGACCGGAGAACCATGTCCCTTCAGATCGAGACCGCCTGGGTCCAGCAGTTCCGCGCCAACTTCGACATGCTGGCGCAGCAGATGGACGCCCGCCTGCCCGCCACCGTCACCGTGGACACGCTGGCCGCCGAGATCGGCTACCGCGACCAGATCGGCGCGGTGGATGCCGTCCAGCGCACCACGCGCCACGGCGACACCCCCTTCACCGAAGTGCCCCATGCCCGCCGGCAGTTCCAGGCGGATGACTGGGAGGTGGGCGAGATCATCGACCGCCAGGACACCCAGCGCATGCTCACCAGCCCGCAGTCGGCCTACGCGCAGGCCTTCGCCGCCGGCTTCAACCGCCGCCGCGACATCACCATCCTGCGCGCCATGTTCGCCACCGCGCGCATCGGCAAGACCGGCGCGGACACCGTGGCCTTCCCCGCCGGCCAGGCCATCGCCGTGGACTACGTGGAAAGCGGCTCTGCCACCAACTCGGGCATGACCATCCCCAAGCTGCGGCGCGCGCTGGAAATCCTGGCCGATGCCGAGGCCTCGGACGGGCAGCTCACCATCGCCTGCTCGCAGCGCGAGCTGAACGGCCTGCTGCGCACGGTGGAAGTCGGCTCGTCCGACTACAACAACGTGAAGGCGCTGGTGAACGCCGAGGTGAACACCTTCATGGGCTTCACCTTCGTGCGCCTGCCCTCCGCGCGCTTCGAGCTGGACGGCTCCAGCCATCGCCGCATCCCCGCCTACCACAAGGCCGGCGTGCTCTACGCGCAGATGGCGGAGACGGACATCAACGCGGCGCCCGACCCGACCAAGGGCTTCAACACGCGCATCCACGGCCGCGCCTCCTTCGGCGCCACCCGCCTCGAAGAGGCGCGGGTCGTGGAGATCAAGTGCTCCACGTCGGTGTTCTGAGGAGAACGGACCCATGCCCTTCGCGAACGCATCCGCCGCCGCCGCCGGCGGTTCCGGCAACATCTCCGCTGCCCTCATGGGCGGCAAGCAGCGCTCCGCCACCGCGGTGTTCAACCTCGCCTCCGACGCGGCCGGCACCTACGTGGCGCCGATCCGCCTCCCGCGCGGCGCGGTGGTGCAGGGCGTTGCCCTGAACACCTCCGTCTCGCTCGGCTCCGCCACGGTGGCGGTGGGCATCGCGGGGACGACCGGCAAGTACCGCGCCGCCGCCGCGCTCACCCTGACGGACCAGGCGGTCTACACGGCGCTGAACGCCGTGCAGGGCGTGCCGCTGGCGGCGGAGGAGCAGATCATCCTCACCACCGCCGTAGCCGCCCTGCCGGCCTCGGGGCGCCTGGTGGTCCGCATCGACTACAACGACGCGACCTGACGCATGCCCGCCTCGGAAGTCGCCCTGGCCAACCGTGCCTTGGCCTTCCTGGGCGCGGATGCGCTGACGTCGCTGGACGACGACACGGTCAGGGCCGCCCGCTGCAAGGCGGCCCTGCCCCTCGCGCGGGACTACGTGCTGCGCTCCTACCCATGGAACTGCGCCACCCGGCGCGCGCTGCTGCCCGCGCTGGCGGAGGCGCCGGCCTACGGCTTCGCGCGGGCCTTCCAGCTTCCGGCCGACTGCCTGCGGGTGATCGCGCTGGACACCACGCCCGCCCTGCCGGCCTGGCGCGTGGAGGGGCGGCTGCTGCTGACCGATGCGGGCGCGCCCCTGCCGCTGCGCTACGTGGCGCGCGTCACCGAGGTGGCGACCCTGGACGAGATGGTGGCGGACGCCATCGCCGCGCGCCTCGCCGCCGACCTCGCCTATGCCCTGACCTCGAATGCCAGCCTGACGGACGGCATGGTGCGGCTGGCGGAGGCGCGGCTGGCGCAGGCGCGGCGGGTGGACGCCATCGAGGCATCGCAGGATGCGGCGGTAACCGCCGACCTGTGGGCCGGGGCCCGCTTCTGATGCCGCGCGCTGTCCCCCTCATCAGCGCCTTCAACCGCGGCGAGCTGACGCCGCTGATGCGCTCGCGCGTGGACCTCGACATCTACCAGCGCGCCACCGCGCGGATGGAGAACATGATCCCGCTGGCGCAGGGCCCCGCCACGCGCCGGCCCGGCACGCGCCACATCGCCCGCGCCAAGGCGGACGCTGCGGTGCTGCTGATCGAGTTCGAGTTCTCCGCCGTGCAGGCCTACGTGATCGAGGCCGGGCCGAACGTCTTCCGCTTCTTCCGCAACGGCGCGCTGATCGAGACGAGCCCGGGCGTGGCCTACGAGGTGGCGACGCCGTATTCGGCGGCCGACCTCGCCGGCCTGCAATGGGCGCAGTCGGCGGACGTGCTGTATCTGGCGCACCCGAACCACGCGCCGCGCAAGCTGTCGCGCACCGGGCACACGGCCTGGACGCTGGCCGCGATCGCCTTCACCGCTACGCCGGCCGAATGGACCGGGACCAACTACCCGGCCTGCGTCACCTTCTTCCAGTCGCGCCTGTGGTGGGCCGGCACGCCCGGCCAGCCGCAGACCATCTGGGGCAGCAAGACGGGCGATTTCGAGAACCTGACGACGGGCGCGCCAGCCGACAGCGCGCTGAAGCTGACCATCGACGACGACCAGATGAACGCCATCCGCTGGCTGCGCGCGCAACGGGTGCTGCTGATCGGCACCGCCTCGGGCGAGTTCGCGCTGTCGGGCGGGTCGAGCGGCGAGCCGGTGACGCCCTCCAGCCTGCAATGCATCCGCCAGGGGTCCATCGGCTCGGGCCCGGTCGGCGCCACCAGCATCGGCAACAGCGTGATCTTCGTGCAGCGCGCCCGGCGCAAGATCATGGAGATCGCCTACGCCTTCGATGCAGACGGCTACGTGGGCGGCGAGCTATCGCTGATGGCCGGGCACCTGCTGCGCGCCGGCGTGGCGCGCATGGCCTGGCAGCAGGAGCCGTGGCGCGTGCTGTGGCTGGTGATGCTGGACGGCACGCTGGTCGGCATGACCTTCATGAAGGATCAGCAGGTGGTGGGCTTCCACCGCCACCCCATCGGCGGGACGGGCGTGAAGGTGCTCTCGGCCGCCTGCATCCCCGGCATCGGCGCCACGGAACTGTGGCTGCTGGTGGAGCGGACCATCGCGGGCGGGACGCGGCGCTACGTGGAGCGGATGGAGCCGGAGTTCTGGGCGGACGACGGCGACGCGCGCCCGACTTTGGGCGCCGTCTTCATGGACAGCGCCATCACCTACGCGGGCGTGCCGGCCAGCGCCATCGCGGGGCTGGACCACCTGGAGGGGCAGACGGTGCAGGTGCTGGCGGACGGCGCGGCGCATCCGGGGCGGGTGGTGTCGGGGGGCGCCATCACCTTGCAGCGGCCGGCCTCGCGCGTGGCGGTGGGGCTGCGGGCTGACGCGTTGGTGCGGACGCTGGACCTGTCGGTGGGCGCGCAGGACGGCACGGCGCAGACGCGCCACCGCCGGGTGAACGAGGTGGGCGTGGTGCTGCATCAGTCGATGGGGTTCGAGATCGGGTACATGGATGATCGGTCGGGGGCGGAGGTGACGGACCTGGTGGAGACGCGGCGGCCGGCGACGCCGATGGACGCGCCGCCGCCGCTGGTGAGCGGGCCGCTGGTGGCCATGGTGCCGTCCGACCATCAGCGGGAATGCCGGTTGGTGGTGCGCTCGAGCCAGCCCCTGCCGCTGACGCTGGTGGCGCTGGCGCCGCGCGTGCAGGGGGCCTGACGATGTGCGTCCCCATGGTGGCCGCCATCGCCATCGCCTCCATCGTCGCCACCGTGGCCGGCACGGTCTACAGCGTCTCGGCGCAGCAGCAGGCGGCGTCCAAGAACGCCGCGGCCATGCGGTCCGCCGCCGAGGCGAATGCCCGCGCTGCCCAGGAAATCGCGGAGATGAACGCGCTCACCGAACTTCGGGTGGCGCGCTCCAATGCTGAAGCGCTGGCCAGCACGGCGGCCGCGGAGGCGCAGATCGCGGAGGCCAACGCCACGCGCCTTGACGCCACCGCGGTCGCCACGGTCGCGGCGGGGCAGGCGGAGGAGGATCGCGCGCGCACCCGCTCGCGCTTCCTGCTGGCGGACCAGCGGGCGCGCTACGGCGCGGCCGGGGTGGTGCTGGAAGGCTCGCCGCTGGAAGTGCTGGCCTTCTCGGCCGGGCAAGAGGAGCTGGACGCTCTTACGCTGCGCTTCAACGCGGGCGTGCGGGCCGATGACCTGCGGGCGCAGGGGGCGTCCACCCGGCTGGAGGCATCGCTGGGCGTGCAGGACGCGGCGCTGCGCGGGCGCAACCTGCTGTCGGACGCCATCCTGAAGGGCGAGACGGGCGTGGCCTCGGCGCGGCTGTCCGGGCAGGCCGCCACCGGCAACGCCATCACGGCCGGGCAGGCGGGCATCGCCAACGCGCGGGCCAGCGCCACCGGCACGCTCATCAGCGGCGCCGGGCAGGTGCTGGGCAGCTCCAGCGCGCAGACCCTGGCGGCGAGGTTCGGCTGATGGCCACCATCCGCATTCCCTTCGCCGATACGGCCATCGCCACGCCGAACCCCGGGGCCGGGCAGGTGCGCGCCGACCTGCGCCCGGCGCTGCGCGACCCGCGCGCCGGCCAGATGGACCCGCAGACCGGCAGCCGCAGCATCACCGCGGGCAACGTGGACCCCGGGGCGATGGCGGCACCCGGCACGGCGCTGATGCGCTCGGCCGGCGCGCTGGACCAGCTCGCCGAGCGCGAACAGCAGATGGCGGACCAGGTGGCCATCCGGCAGGCGAATACCGCCCTGGACGGCGCGGCCCGCAGCTTCGAGGAGACGGCGACCCAAGGGCCGGTGCGCCCGCGCGGCGACGTGGTGGCCGATTTCCGCCGGCACATGACCGAGGCCGCGGCGACGGTGGGGCGCGACATTTCCCCGCGTTCGCGCGACATGTTCAACGCGAACATGGAAGCCTTCGTGGAGGCGCGCGCCTTCACGGTGGGGCGGGAGGCATTCCAGCGCCAGTCGCAGGCCGCGGTCGCCTCCCTCCAGGACGGCACGCGCGAGACGGCGAACGCCGCCGCGCAGGCGCGCAACCCGGCGGAGCGCGCCCTGCTGCTCCAGCGCGGCGAGGCGGACATCCAGGCCGCGGTGGAAGCCGGCTACCTGAACCCCGAGGCGGCCGGGCGGCTGCGGCGCGGCTTCAACCAGGACGTGGAGATGGCGGACGTGAACCGCCTGATGGCCACCGACCCCTCCGCCGCCATCCGCCTGCTGAACGACCCCGGCCGGACCCCGCATATCGAGGCGGACCGCCGGCAGGTGCTCATCAACAACGCCCTGACCCGGCGCGATGCCATGGCGGCGCGCGGCGAGGCGGCGGCGGCGCGCGCCGAGGCCCGGACCGCCCGGGCGGTGGGCGAGTTCAACGGGCTGCTGGCCGCGGGCATCGTGCCCGAAGGCCGCGCCGAGACGGTGCTGGCCATGGCGCGCGGCACGCCGCTGGAACCCCAGGTGCGGCAGATGATCGCGGATGCGCGCGGCGTCTCGGCCTTCGCCCTGGCCAGCGCGCAGGATCAGGAGAAGCTCCTGGCGGAAGCGCAGGGGCGCGTGCGGGCGCCGAACGCCACGGACGCGGACCTCGCCCACTTCCAGCGCCTTCAGGGCGTGCGGGAGGCTCAGTTGCGCGGCTACCAGCAGGATGGGCTGGGCCGGGCGGTGCAGGAGGGCATCGTGCCGCCGCAGCCGCCGATCGATTGGACCAGGCCGGACAGCCTGAACGGGCGTGTGGAGGCGGCGGCCGGCGTGTCGGCGCGGCGCGGCTACGCCATCTCGCCCTTCAACCGCGAGGACCTGGCGCAGGCGGTGCAGCAGTTCACCGCGGGCAACCCCGATCAGCGCCTCGCCATCGTGCAGGCGGTGACGGGCATCAACGACCCGCAGGTGCGCGCCGCGGCGGTGCAGCACCTGGAGCGCGCGCGCGGTGATGCCGGGCGCCTGCCGCCGGGCACGCTGGTGCGGGTGGCGGACATGCTGCGGAGCGGCACACCGGAGGGGGTGACGGCGGCGCGGCGGCTGATCGGCGCCCTGGGGGCGGACGTGTCGGACCGGGCGCGCAGCGCGGGCGAAAGCGCCGAGATGCGCGCCGCTCTGGAAAGCGCGCAGTCCAGCGGCGTGCAGGGCGTGCGGGTGCGCGCCGCGGCGGTGGCCGGGGGCGGGCCATTCGCCGCGCTGGTGAACCGGGACATGGACGTGATCCGCCGCGCGGCATCCGAGGGCATGGCCAGCGGCGAGGCCAACGCCTCGCGCGCGGTGCGGGAAGCGCAGCGCCAGTGGAACGCCGAGTTGGCGACGGTGGATGATCCATCGCTTGCCCACGTGTACTTCCCCGCGGCGCGGGCCAACCCGGCGCAGGTGACGGCGGGGCTGCGCGCCCTGCGCGACGCCGCGGCCGTTGTGCCGGCCGATCCGGCGCAGGGCGGGGAGGCGAACCTCGCCGCTCGCCAGCGCGCCGCGGCGGCGCGCACGGCCGTGTGGATCAACGAGGGGCCGAACTTCTCCCTGGTGGCGCGCGGCGCGGCCGGGGCGCCCGTGGTGCTGCGGCAGGCCACGCTGGACGAGGTGACGGGCACGGCCCGTCGGCAAGAGGCTGAGCGCCCCGCCGTCGCGCCGCCGCGCCCGCCCGGCCAGCAGCGCCAGGGCCGCATGCTGCCGACGCGGGAGCCGGAGGTGCAATGAGCGACCTGCTCGACATCGCGCCATCCCTGCCGCGCTACGCCCCCGAGGGCGAGGCCGCGCTGCTGGCCGGGCGGGAGCCGGGACTGGGCGAGTTCCTGGGCGCCTCCGTGGACGAGGGCTGGTGGAACACGGGCGCCGAGGCCGCCGCCACCCGCGGGCGCGAGGTGGCCGGCGCGCGGCGCGACGCCACGCCCCTGACGCGCGAGGACTGGCAGGGCTCCGGCCTGGCGCGGGACGGCCTGTCCTGGGACGAGCGGATGACGCGCGGCCGGGCGGAGGCCATGGCGCGCACCTTCGACGAGAACGCCTACCGCCGGAACCTGATGGCGGCGCGCGACCCGGGCGGCTTCGAGGCGGCGCTTGGCTTCGGCGGCATGCTGGTGGGCGCGATCGCCGACCCGCTGAACTTCCTGCCGGTGGCCGGCCCGCTGGCGGCCGGGGCGCGGGCGGCCGGGTTGGCGCGCACCGCGGCGGTGCTGGCCCGCCCGGGCGTGGGCGGATCGGCGCTGCGCGGTACGGTGGACGCGCTGGGCGGCACGGTGGTGGCCGCGCCCCTGACCTACTCGACCCAGGCGCGCTACGGCGACGAGATCACCTTCGACCGGGTGCTGGCGGACCTCGCCATCGGCGCCACCATCGGCGCGGGCTTCGGCGCAGCGGGCGGCCTGCTGGGGCGCGTGCAGCCGGATGCGCTGGCCTCCGTGCGGGCGCTGGACGCGGCGGCGCGGGACGTGGCGGCGGGGCGCCCGCCTGAGGTGCCGGCGGGGCTGGTGACGCGGGCGGTGGAGGATGCGGTGGCGCGCGCGGCGCCGCCGGAGCTGCGCGGGGTGACGCTGGCGGAGCTGCCGACGTCGCCGGAGGGCCTGCCCGTGACGCGGGCGGAGTTCGCCGCGCTGATGGACCGGGAGCGCCTGACGCACCCCGTGACGATGGAGGATCTGGAGGCGCGCGACCGCGGGGAGGCCGCGGCCAATCCGCAGGCGCGGCCGGTGCTGGACCTGCTGGACGCCATGAAGCGCGGGGAGGACAAGCCGAAGGGCGAGAAGTCCCTGACGCAGTTCGTGGTGGAGAACGGCGGCATCCGCGACGAGCGCGGCGACGTGCGGAACATGATGGGCGACGGCACCCGCACCCGGCCTGGGCTGCTGAACGACGCCCGCGGCCTGCCAGCGGACGAGATGGCGGAGAAGGCCCGCGCCGCCGGCTACTTCCCCGAGTTCGGCGAGGCCGACGATGCCGGCTACGGCATGAAGGCGTTCCTGGAAGCCCTGGACGAGGACCTGAACAAGTCCCGCGTGCGCCTGGGCCGGACCGAGGACGCCCGCGCCCGTCAGACCACTGAAGCCCTGGGCGACCTCGACCGGCTGCTGGAGCGCAACGGCGCGTCCATCACCGATCCGCCCGACCGCATCCTGGAGGTGCTGCGCGGGCTGCGCGAAGACGCGCCGACGCGCACCTTGGATGACCTGGTGCGCGAGGATGACGCCTACGGCTGGTACCGCGACGCCCTGGACGCCCGGCGCAACATGGACCGCCTGTCCACCTCCGCGCCCGCCGCCGAACCCCGCGCGCCCCTCATGGACGCCGCCCCGGCCGCGGCCAATGCGCCGGACCCCGACATGGCCGCCCTGGACGCTCTGCGCGCCGAGGGCCGCGTCAGCCCGGCGGACGAGGCGATCCTGCGCGCCGGCAACGACGCTGCCGACGAACTCGATGCCGCCGCCAATGGCCTGGAGGAAGCGGGCGCCTGCCTGCTGAGGAACCTCGCATGAGCTGGAAGACCTGCGCCGCCGCCGTCCGCCAGGCCGCCGGGCGCGACCTGTCCGACGACCAGGTGGCGGACATCTTCGAAAGCGCGCAGCGCCGCCAGCGCGCCCTGGAGGCGTCGGGGCAGCTTGACCGGCTGGACGACCGGCTCCGCGAGGCGGTGGCCGCCGATGCCGAGGCGCTGCGGGTGCAGGCCGCGCTGGCGCGCAAGCACGCGGCCCTGTCCATCATCGCCAAGGACCGGGCGGTGAACCACGTCACCGGGCTGGTGGGGGCGGGCCTGTCCTACCGCAACGCCGTGCTGGCGCTGTTCGAGGGCACGACGCGCGGCGTGGCCAACGCCCGCAAGTCCATCGCCGCCACCAAGCTGGCCTACGAGGCGCGCTTCGTCGGCGGGATGATGGGCCGCATCGCCCGCGAGGTGCCGCACGCCGAGGGCATGCTGCGCGACCGCGAATTCCTGGACGACGTGGTGCGCGAGATGATGGAGGCCCGCGAGGGCGGGACGCCGGGCAGCACCGGGAATGCCGACGCTCGCACGGTGGCGCGCATCTTCGCGGAGAGCGCCGAGACCTCGCGCACCGACCTGAACCGGCTGGGCGCGAACATCGGCAAGCTGGACGGCTGGGCCGGCGCGCAGATCCACGATGCCGACCGGATCGGCGCCGTCAGCAAGGCGGAATGGGTCGGCTCCATCCTGCCGCGCCTCGACCTGGCGCGCAGCTTCGACGGGCTGGACGAGGCGGGCGCGGCCAAGGCGCTGGGCAACGTGTGGGAGAACATCGTCTTCGGGCGGGAGCGCGGCGACGCGCCGGACCCGGCCGGCACCGGCTTCACCGGGCCGCTGAACGTGGCGCGGGCCCTGGAGCGCCACCGGGTGCTGCACTTCAAGACGGCGGATGACTGGCTCGCCTACAGCCAGGCCTTCGGGCAGGGGCACATCTTCGACGGGATGATCGCGCACCAGTCCCGCGCGGCGCTGAACGCGGCGCAGATGCAGATGCTGGGCCCCAACCCGGGCGCGGTGCTGGCCTCCGTGCTGGACACGCTGCGCCGCCGGGTGGACGTGGACGACGCCATCGCGCCCGCCGACAAGATGGCGGTGAAGGCGAAGCTGACCGACCAGGATGGTGCCGCGGTGGGCATCGCCTTCCGCATCGCCTCGGGCGCGGCGATGATCCCCGTCAGCCGCACCATGGCGGACATCGGCGGCGGCATCCGGGCGTGGCAGGCGCTGTCCAAGCTGGGCGGCGCGGTGATCTCCTCCATCACCGACCTGCCGACTGCCATCGTCAACCTGCGCTTCAACGGCATGACCTTCGGCGAGGCGGCCGGCGGGCACCTGCGCGAGTTTCTGGGCGGGCGGGGGCGCGGCGAGCAGCGCGAGTTGGCCTTCCTGCTGGGCGAGGGCTTCGACGGCATCATCGGCCACCTCACCAGTCCCTACGTGGCGGCGGACACCGCCCCGGGGGCGATGCAGTCCGTGCTGTCATCTTTCTTCCGCTGGACGGGGCTGAGCCTGTGGACGGACGCCAACCGGGCGGCGACGGCGCGCGTGCTGTCGGCGCATCTGGGCCGGCAGGCCGGGATGGAGTTCGCGCAGCTTCCGGCGCGGATGCAGAACGTGTTCAACCAGCACGGCATCACGCCTGCGGCATGGGACGCGATCCGCACGGGCGGGCTGCGCGAGATCGAGGGGCGGCCCTACCTGACGCCGGAGGGCATCGCCGATGCGGACGCGGAACTGGCGCTGCGGCGGTACTTCGCCGATGAGGCGGCGTCCGCCGTGCTGGAGGCGGATGCCGCGACCCAGCGATGGACGACGGGCGGGCTGGCGCGCGGCACGGCGGCCGGCGAGGCGGTGCGCTTCATCATGCAGTTCAAGGCCTTCCCCATCGCCTTCACGCAACGGGTGATCGGCCGGGCCTACCAGGGCGGCGCGGAGGGAAGCAGCGCGGGTGCGGCGCATATCGGGACGCTGGTCGCGGGGCTGACGGTGATGGGCTATGCTGCCATGACCGCGAAGGATGCGATCAGGGGCTATGAGCCGCGCGAGGTGGTTGACGAGGATGGCAACCCGCGCGTTGCGACGATCCTTGCTGCCCTCGTCCAGGGCGGCGGTGCTGGCATCTATGGCGATTTCCTGTTTGGCCAAGTCAGCCGTTCTGGCAATTCTGCTCTGGAAAACCTCGCCGGCCCCGCCGCCTCCGACGCCGCGCGATGGGTCAACCTCCTCAGCCGCGCCCGCGACGGCGACGCCAAGGCCGCCGACGCGCTGACTGCGGCGATCGGCTCCACGCCCTTCGCCAACGTGTTCTACGCCCGGCCGGCGCTGGACTACCTGTTCCTCAACGCCCTGCGCGATACGCTCTCGCCCGGATACCTGCAACGGCAGGACCAGCGGCGCCGGGAGCAGTTCGGCCAGGACCCCCTCATCGCGCCATCCGACCGCATGGCCTTCGACCTGTTCTGACGGGAGCCGCAGCATGACGCTCGCCACCACATCGTCTCGCGTGGACTACACCGGCAACGGGGTGTCCACCGCCTTCGCGGTGCCCTTCGCCTTCTTCGACGCGGCCGAGCTGCGAGTGATCGAGCGCGTGATCACGACGGGCGTCGAGGCGGTGCTGGCGCTGGGCACCCACTACACGGTCAGCGGCGGCGCGGGCGTGGCCGGCACCGTCACCGCGGTAACGGCGCCGGCGGCGACCAGGCGTTGGACGATCCTGCGCGCCACCCGGCGCACCCAGGAGGTGGACTACCAGCCCAACGACCCGTTCCCGGCGGAGACGCACGAGCGCGCGCTGGACCGGGCGATGGCGGTGGCGCAGGAGATCGAGCGCGACAACGCGCGTGCGGTGCGGGTGGCGGAGACGGATGCGACGGCGCCGGTGCTGCCGAATTCGACGGCCCGGGCCGGGCGGTATCTCGCCTTCGACGCGAATGGCGATCCGGTGCCGGCGGCGGGGACGGCGGGTCCGCCGATTTCGCCCTTTGCGTCGACGCTGCTGGACGATGCCGACGCCGCGGCGGCGCGCGCGACCTTGGGGGCCAGTACGACCGGCGGCGCGCTGTTCACCGCGGCCGACGCCGCGGCGGCGCGCACGGCCTTGGGGGCCAGCGCTACCGGGGGCGCGCTGTTCACCGCGGCCGACGCCGCTGCCGGGCGGGTGGCCATCGCCGCCGCCCCCCTGCCGCAATCCGCCGTGGGCGTTGGTCAGATGGTGGGCATCAACTCCGGCTCCGGCTCGGCGCTGACGCTGCCGGTCAACGGCTCCTGGGCTTGGTGGTACCGCGGCATCAACAACGGGACCGGCGCGGGCACCGGCGTGGAGGCGGTGGGCGTGGGCACGGCCGGCGGCACGACCATCCAGGGCGGCACCGCGGGCATCGTCTACGCCGGCTGGGCATGGAGGATCGCATGATGACCCCGAAGCACCTGCGCCCGGACGGCAGCTACGTCGTCACCCTGGCCAACGGCTGGGATTACCACGTCACGCCGGGCGATCCGCTGTTCGCGCAGGCGGAGGCGCTGGACTGGGCGGGCGTGCTGCCCGAGCCGGTGCCCGAGGCGGTGCCAGCGCCGCCGCCCGTGCTGACCAAGGTGATGCTCATCGACCGGCTGACCGATGCCGAGCTTGCCGCGGCGGATGCCTGGCTGCGGACGGCGGCGACGGTGCGCCAGCGGCGGCGATGGGATGACGCCGTGCAGTTGGACCGGGCGGACCCGGACCTCGTGGCGATGATGGACGGGCTGTTCGGGGCCGCGCGGCGCGCGGCGCTGCTGGCGTGAGGGGGAAATCCCCCGGCGCAGCGTAACGCGTGCGGCCGGGGGGAGCGGGGGGATTTGCTCGATGGGGGAATACCGGATGGCGGCATATCGTTGCCAGAGAATATTGACGTGACGCCGGAGGGGGGTGCCGGCGGCTGGGGCAGCGCGGGGGCTGACCTGGCCGTGGCAGTGGGGGCCGCCCTTGCCGGCGTGTACGCCAAGGCGCGCGGCGAGCCGGAACCGTGGACCTTGCGCGCCATGACGGCGCGGATGGTGGACGGCCTGGCCGCCGGCGCCTTGGCCGTGGGCGTGGCCGGCGCGCTCAAGGCGTGGTGGCGGGTGGAGGATATCCGCCTGCTGATCGGCATCTCGGCCGCGCTCGGCATGATCGGCGTCTCGTCCATCAGCGATGCCCTGACGCGCGCCGTGCGGGCGCGGGTGGGCGGGCCATGACGCTCGCCGCGCTGGCCCTGCTGATGCTGCCGGCGCTGCCGGTGCAGCGCCTGCCCGCGCTGCCGGCCAGCGCGATACCCGCCCGCCTGGAGGCGCGCGCGTGACCCGCCCGCCGGTCTGGCGGGTGCTTCAACGGATCAACGAGGGGAGAGTGCGATGTCGTACGTGATGGACCGGCTGCGCGAGCCGGGCACCTGGCGGGCGCTGGCGCTGGCCGGCGTGGCGCTGGGCCTGTGGGGCGAGGCGCAGGCGGTGATGGCCGCCTCCGCGCTGGCCGGGCTGGTGGCGGCGCTGCTGCCGGAGGGCGGGCGTTGACCCCGCGCGAGGAAGTGACCGTGCAGCTCGCCGAGGCGCTGCGCCATGACTTGGAGCACGTGACCATCCTGGGCGTGACGGCGAATGGCAAGCTGGTGTTCCTGACCACGCGCGGCACGTCGGACATGCGGCGCGACGTGGACGATGCGCGCGCGCTGCTGGGGGTGGCCGATGCTTGACGCCCTGCGGCGCTGGTGGACCGGCGGCGAGCGCCCCGCCGGGCCGGTGGTGGTGGCGCGGCCGGACATCCCGCCGCCGTCCAGCGACTTCATCGGCGCGGCCACGCTGCCCGGCCGCTTCGACGCCTGCCTGCCCGTGATCCTGCGGCATGAGGGCGGCTATGTGGACCACCCGCGCGATCCGGGCGGCTGCACCAACTGGGGCATCACCCGCGCCACGCTGGAGGAATGGCGGGTGCGGCCTACCACCTGCGGGGACGTGCGCGCCCTGACCACCAAGGAGGCGGGCGACATCTACCGCGCCCGCTACTGGCGCGCGGTGCAGGCCGATGCCCTGCCGCCGGGCGTTGACCTTATGGTGTTCGACGGCGCGGTGAACAGCGGCCCCGGCCAGTCCATCCGGTGGCTTCAGCGCGCCGTGAGCGTGGCGGATGACGGGCGCATCGGGCCCGTCACCCTGGCGGCCGTGGCGCGGCACTCGCCGGGCGGGATGATCTTTGCTATCGCGGGGGCGCGCATGGCCTTCCTGCGGCGCCTTTCGGCCTGGGGCACCTTCGGGCGCGGCTGGGAACGGCGCGTCATGGACGTGCAGGCCGAGGCACTGCGAATGGCGAAGGTGCGCCCGCCGCGCTGACACGTCGCGCCGGCCCCTCGCGGCATTCCGCCGCGCGGCGCGATGGCCCCCGGCTTGCCTGTCCTAGTGGGCGGCCGGGGGCGGAACGCGGCGGCAACAACCGTGACAACCACGGCGGGAACATGGCGGGACGGCCCGGAAACAGAGCGTTGATTTAGAACGGTTCCGCCTGTTTCTGCACGAAGATCGCTTTCATGGGGCGCAGCTTCGCATGGCGCGCGCCGTCCTTGAAGGGGCCGCTTCTGCCGCAACGCCGGGCGGCGCTGCCCAGCGGGTGGGCACACCGCGCCCGCCGCGGCGCAACCGGCCGCCGCATCGCGCTTGCGCGGCCGCGCGGCTTGCCGCCACATGCCGGCATGGACACCGACGACCGCGGCGGCCCCGCCCAGCCCCTGCTCGCACTCGACGGGCTGGTGAAGCACTTCCCGCTGAAGGGCGGGCTGCTTGGCCGCACCCAGGCGGTGGTGCGCGCGGTGGACGGCGTGGGCTTCGACGTCCGCAAGGGCGAGACGCTGGGCATCGTGGGCGAATCCGGCTGCGGCAAATCCACCACCGCGCGGCTGCTGATGCGGCTGATGGAACCCGATTGCGGCACCATGGTCTTCGACGGCGAGGCGGTGGGCGAGGGGCTGGCCGGCGGCATCGCCATGCGCGACTACCGCCGCCAGGTGCAGATGGTGTTCCAGGACAGCTACGCGAGCCTCAACCCCCGCCTGCCGATCGAGGACAGCATCGCCTTCGCCCCGCGCGTCCACGGCCTGTCCGACGCCGACGCGCGGACCCGCGCGCGCGACATGCTGGCCGCGGTGGGCCTCGCCCCGTCCGGCTTCGCGCACCGCTACCCGCATGAGCTGTCGGGCGGGCAGCGCCAGCGGGTGAACATCGCCCGCGCGCTGGCCCTGCGCCCCCGGCTGGTGATCCTGGACGAGCCGGTGAGCGCGCTGGACAAGTCGGTGGAGGCGCAGGTGCTGAACCTGCTGGTGGACCTGAAGGCGGAATTCGGCCTCACCTACGTCTTCATCTCCCACGACCTGAACGTGGTGCAGTACATCAGTGACCGCGTATTGGTGATGTACCTGGGCGAGGTGGCGGAGATCGGGCCGGTGGACGCCATCTACGCCAACCCCACGCATCCCTACACGGCGGCGCTGCTGGACAGCCGGCCCTCCATGGACCCCGCGCGCCGGCGCACGAAGCCGCCGCTGACGGGGGACCCGCCGAACCCGGTGAACCCGCCCTCCGGCTGCCGCTTCCGCACGCGCTGCCCCCATGCCGAGGCCGTCTGCGCGGCGCGCAAGCCCATCATGGCGCAGCTCGGCGGCGGGCACCTGGCGGCGTGCCACATGGCGGACCCGGCATCGGGCCACTCGCTGGCCGGGAGGATGGCGGCATGA